ATCGCTGTCACTCGGTACACCATCGACCTCCGGGAACGCCTCTCCGAATGCAACGCCGACAAACGAGCAATGCAGCAATGGGTTCTGCGAATGCGGGAATTTCAGCATGAATGACCTGGCCGACATGTCCCATTACACGCAGGCGCTGGCTGTCTTGTGGCCGGTAAAGGCAGCGCTTGCGACAATCGCCACATGGTTTGGCACAGAGCCTGTGCTGATGTACTGGCTGGCTGCGGCATGGGCGGCAGATTGGGTTTTCGGCGTTTGGGAGGGGTTCAAGAGAGGAAAGTTGAGCTGCCGCGTATTCAAGCGCGGCGCATTGAAGATTCCGTCATATGGCCTGTGTTTTATTTTGGTCGCAGGCGTTGATACCTGCGTAGACCTGGCCTGCCATGTCAATTTCCCCATCCTGGAAATTTTTGTCGCATATCTCGCCATACAAGAAAGCATCTCTGTAATGGGGCACATGGTTCGTCTGGGGTTCCAAGTACCGCCCATTGTGCAGCGCATCCTGCGGCGCGGAAAGCACAAGGTGGAAAGTCAGCTGGACGACATCCTTGACGACAAGGACGACGGGGACAAGTAGGCGGGAACATGGCGAAGCAGGCAAACACCAAGGCCAGGGCCAAGCGCAAGAAGAAGCTGCGCCTTGTGCCCCTTTCTCGCCCGGTAACGCCGGATGAAATCATAGACCGCGCCCGCCAGTACGGCCCGGCCTGCGTGGATACCCTGGCGGACGTTGCCGCCAACGGTTCGGACAGCGCCCGTGTGACAGCGGCATCCACGCTGCTGGAACGCGGTTTCGGCAAGGTGGGCCAGCACGTCGAACTTTCCGGCGCTGTCGGCTCCAATGTGGACATGAACCTTTCCATTTCGCCCGCCGTGGCAGAAGCCCTGAAATCCATTGCGGGCATGAAGGAATAGTGCCGTGACGCTGAAGGAAGCCCTTGCCCTTTACAATTCCCTAAAGAGTGACGCGGACGTGCGCGCCATGCTGCTGGGGGACTTGTTCTTTCTGCTCGTCGTTGGGCTGGGGCGGACTGATGCCGTCAATGAGTTTCTGTATGCCCGCTGCCGCGAGGTGCAGCAGGAGCCGGACGGGCGTTTAGACCTGTGGGCGCGCGAACATTACAAGTCCACCATCATCACTGTTGCCCTGACCATACAGGAAATCTTGCGCAATCCTGAAATCACCGTGGGCATTTTCAGCCATTCCCGGCCCGTCGCAAAGTCTTTCCTGCGGCAGATAAAGCGCGAGTTTGAGGGGAACCGGCTGCTGCAAACCCTTTTCCCCCACATCATGCCCCCGGCCAAGGGAGAGCGCCGCACCTGGTCAGAAGATGACGGCCTGATTGTCCAGCGCAAGACGAACCCCAAGGAAGCCACGGTGGAAGCGTGGGGCCTGGTGGACGGACAGCCTATCGGGCGGCATTTCGGCCTGCTCATTTACGACGACGTGGTGACGCCGGAGAGCGTGACCACGCCGGAGATGATTAAGAAAACAACCGACGCCTGGCGCGTTTCCCTGAACCTTGGCGCGCGCGGCGGGCATATCCGCATGATTGGGACGCGCTACCACGCCGCGGACACATACGCCGCGATACTTGAGCAAAAGAGCGTCGTTCCCCGCATCCATCCGGCCACGGCAGACGGAACGCCGGAGGGGGAACCCGTTTTCCTTACAAGGGAAGTGTTGGCCGACAAGCGTCGGGACATGGGGCCGTACATCTTCGCATGTCAGATGCTTCAGAACCCGCTGGCCGACAACGCCCAGGGGTTCAGTGAAAACTGGTGGCGGCGTCTGCCTGGGGATGCGCCCGACGCCAGCGGCATGAACCGCTACATCGTCGTCGACCCTGCCAGCGCTAAGAAAAAGGGCAGCGACTATACTTCAATGTGGGTTATCGGCCTGAACCACGACCGCAATTACTACGTCCTCGACGGCATCCATGACCGCGTGAACCTGGCCGAACGCACCCGCGCGCTCTTTGAGCTGCACCGCAAATGGTCACCGTCCATGACCGGCTATGAACGCTACGGGATGCAGGCGGACATTGAACACCTCCGCATGGAAATGGAGCGCGAAAACTACCGTTTTCCCATTGTGGAGCTGGGCGGGCAGATGCCCAAGAATGACAGAATCCGCCGCCTTGTCCCCGTGTTTGAGCAGGGCCGCATGTATTTCCCGAACCGCCTGCTCAAGCTGTCCACGGAACAGACGGTCTACGACCTCACGGAAGAATTTTACAGGCAAGAATATCTGACGTTCCCCGTGTCTTCCCATGATGACATGATTGATTGCCTGTCCCGAATTGTTGACCCCGCATTGTGCGCGGTTTTCCCGATGCAGCCCGGTTCCTTGCTGCACAATTCCAGCCTGCCGCGCCGGGCCGTGCAGGCGTCATCCCTTTACGCATAGGAGGCAAAGCTATGTGCGGAGGCGGAGGCGGCGGCGGAAGCACGCCCAAAGTGACCCCGACCCCGGTAGCGCCGCCCATTGTGGCACCTATCGAGGCGGACACCAGTTCCCAGGGCGCGGCAGACACAGAACGGAAGCGGCGGCAGGCCGCATCCGGGCGTTCCGATACCATCCTGACCCGCGGCATGGGCGTGCAGGACGCGGCCCAGACGGGCGGCAAGAAGCTGCTGGGCGAGTAGCCGGAGGGACAAAATGGACGCGACATTGACGCGGGAGGAAATCAATCACTACGTCCGGCGGCTGAAGAAGCTGGAAGACGAGAGGAAACGGGGGTGGGAAGCGCACTGGCGCGACCTGGCCCGGCACTTCCTCCCGCGTCGTGCGCGTTTTCTCGACGGCGGGGACGAAACGAACAACGGCGAAAGCCGGAACTTTCTGGAAGACGGCATGGGCATCCGCGCCCTGCGCATCCTCGCCAACGGTATGCAATCCGGCCTGACCTCCCCGGCCCGCCCGTGGTTCTCCCTGACGTTGCAGGACAAGGAGCTTGCGGAGAGCGCCGCCGCGAAAGCGTGGCTTCAGGACACATACGACAAGATGGTGGCGCTGTTCGCGCAGTCCAATTTTTACGACCAGATTCACGTCCAGTACACGGAGCTTGCCTGCTTCGGCACGGGCTGCGTGGTCATCGAGGAAGACCCCAAGAACATCATGCGCTGCCGCACCCTGACCGTGGGCGAATATGCCTTGGATGCGGGCGAAGACGGGCGCGTTGACACCCTGTACCGCCGCATCCGCATGACGCCCCGGCAGGTTGTCCAGGCATGGCCGGAAACCTGCCCCGAAAACATCCGCAACATGGCGGAACAGGATTCCAGCCAATGGCTGACCATCCTTCACGCCGTGGAACCGAACGCGGAAACCCGGCCCGGCAGCCTGAAGGGCAAAGAGCGGCCCTGGCGCAGCGTGTATCTGGTGCTTGAGGGCGGCAACCGCGACGTTCTGGAAGACAGCGGATACTACGAATTTCCGGCCCTCTGCCCCCGCTGGGTGGTCACGGGCAGCGACATATACGGCGCTTCTCCGGCCATGGACGCGCTGGGGGACTGCCGCCAGTTGCAAAAGATGACCGAAGACGGGCGGCTTTCGCTGGAATTGGAAGTGGCCCCGCCCATGCTGGTGCAGCAAAGCGGCGTCACCGGGGCGCTTGATATCTCCCCCCGCGCCATCAACTACACAAACTCCCTGACCCAAGGGCAGGAAGTTGTGCGGCCCCTGGTGCAGACGCGGGCCAACCTGCAAGCCCTGGCTGCGGAGAAAGAGGGGCTGCGGCAGCAGATTCAGCAGCACTTCCACAATGACCTGTTCCTGATGATTTCGGAGGCCAACAAGAACATGACGGCCACGGAAGTAGCCGAACGGAACGGGGAAAAGCTGCTGATGCTCGGCCCCGTTCTGGACAGGCTGCGGTCAGAACTGTTCCAGCCGCTCATTGAGCGCGTGTACGGCATCATGGACAGGGCCGGGCTTGTGGCCTTCCCCCCGCCGGAACTGGCGGGCCAGCCTATCAAGGTTGAGTTTATCTCCATTCTTGCCCAGGCCCAGAAGCAGGCCGGGCTTGCCGCTGTTGACCAGCTTGTGACGCGCACGGGCCAGCTTGCCCAGATTGCGGGCAATCCCGCCCCGCTCGACAAGCTGAACCTGGACGCCCTTGTGGACACATACGCCGACCTTTTGGGGACGCCTCCGAACCTCGTGCTTTCTGCCGACGCACTGGAAGCCAAGCGGCAGGAGCGTGTGCAGCAACAGGCGCAAATGCAAATGCTGGCTGCGGCGCAGCAGGGCGCGGACGCGGCGCAGAAGGGCACGGCGGCGCTCAAGAACGTCATGCCGCAGGACGCGGAACAGGCTGAAGTCATGCAGGCATTGCAGGAGCGGGGGGCCATGCAATGAGCCGGGCGCAGGAACAGGGATTCAGCTTTTTCTTTGTGCGCCCTGATGAAGAACAGGAGAAAACGGACTTCCTGGGCGCGCTGGAAAACGAAAACGCCCGCCGCGTATTCCGCCTCATTTTGGGCGTTTCAAATGCGCTGGGGCCTTCCTATGCGAAGGACGGGCACAGCACGGAATACAACGAGGGCTTGCGCGCCGTGGGCCTCTGGCTTGCGGCGAAGATTGAGAAGGCCGCGCCGGGGCAGGTTGCCGCCCTGCTGCGGGAGAGCGCCGACGATTACGCCGCTTTTCAGGCTGTGACCATGGGGACGAACAATGTCTGATTCATTCTTGTTGCCTGCACCCGAAGTGCCCACACAGGTAGGGCCGCGGGGCATCCGCTACGACTTCAACGAAGGCGCGCGGGTGCTGCTGCCGCATGGGGAATGGCACGTCGAGATTGAAGACGATGATTCCGGGAACATCCTCTTTTCCTGCGACGCGGAGGAAGGCTGGGTGGTTTCCACCAAGAAATACTATGTGCCGTTCCGCCTCCGTGTCTGGGACAGGGACGACATGAAAACGCCGCTGCTTGACCACCGCATGGATTTGCGCGGCAGGCCCGTGCTGCTCAAGTTCCCCGTCGGCACGCTGGGCGACCTGATAGCCTGGTTCCCCTATGCGGAGAAGTTTCAGCGTGAGCATGATTGCAAGCTGGAATGCACGATGGCGGAGAACATCATCGAGCTTGTGGGCGGGCAGTACCCGGACATGCGCCTTTCGGCCCCGGCCAATGTCCACACGGTCGAACCCTACGCCTCTTACCGCATCGGCCTGTTCTTCGGCGGCGACCAGGACTATCAGCCCTACGACTTCCGGCAGGTGGGCCTTGCCCGCACCGTCGGCTACATCCTTGGCGTTGACCCGCAGGAAGTGCCGCCGCGGCTGCCCCCTGACCCGCCGCGGGAGATTGCGGAGCCGTATGTCTGCATTGCCGTCAATTCCACCAGCCGCGCCAAGATGTGGAACAACGGCTTTGGCTGGGATGAAGTCATAGACCACCTGAAGGGGCTGGGCTACCGCGTCCTGTGCATCGACCGGGAACGCACCGTCGGGCATGGCTTTGTATGGAACCACATCCCCCACGGGGCGGAGGACTTCACGGGGAACCGCCCGCTTGCCGAACGCGCGGCCATGCTGCACCACGCAGACTTCTTTGTGGGGCTTGGCAGCGGTCTTTCCTGGCTGGCGTGGGCGGCTGGAACGCCCGTTGTCCTTATCAGCGGCTTTTCCCTGCCGACATGCGAATTTCCCACGCCCTACCGCGTCCACAACACGCACGTCTGTCATGGCTGCTGGGATGCCATGGACGTGACCTTTGACCATCACGATTACTTTTGGTGCCCGCGCCACAAGGGCACAGAGCGCCAGTTTGAATGCACACGGTTCATAACCGGGCGGCAGGTCATCAACGCCATCGAGCGCCTGCGCCGTGACCGCTATCTGACCGCGCCCAAACACGCGGGCGCAAAGGAGCAAACGCAATGAGCATGACCAACACAGGCGAACAGAACCCCGGCGGCGCGCCCGCGGACGCCGCAGGCAACCAGCCCGCAGGGCAGGCGCAGGGCAACACGGGAGCCGGGAACAGCGGCGGCAACACCTCCGGCGACGTGCAGAACGGCAGCCTCATGTCCCGTGATGCCAAGGCCGGGCAGCAGGAAGGCCAGAACTCCGGGCAGCAGGGGCAGGACGGCAACAAGCAGGACGGGCAGGGAAAGCCTGACGACCCCGCCGCCAAAGTGCCGGACAAGCCTGAAGGCTATGACCTGAAGTTCTCCCCTGAAACGCAGGTGGACAATGACCTTTTGGGGGACTTCCGCAAGACGGCAAAGGAAATCGGGCTGACCCAGGGGCAGGCGCAAAAGCTGGGCAGCATGTACGAGGCCCGCATGGCTGAAGTGGGCAAGCGCATGGTGGAAGCGCAGACGCAAGCCATGCTTGAAGCGCGGAAAGGCTGGGAGGCGGAGATAACCAAGCGCCCCGCGTTCCAGGCTGAACAGGGCCACATACAGGCCGCCCTGCGGCAGTTTGGCGACAAGGAGCTTTTTGACCTGCTCGACCAGACGAACTTGGGCAGCCACCCCAAGATGTGGGACTTCATGGCGAAGGTGGGCAAAGCCCTGGCTGAACCCGGATTCCGCGGCGAAAATTCCGGGCAGGCCAAGAGTGCCGCCGAAGTCCTGTACCCGACAATGAACCATTAACCCCGGCGTACCTGCCGGAAGGAGAAACGCATCATGGCACTTACCGGAACCACGGTTGCGACGCTGGGCGATATTGCCAAGCGCCTCGACAAAGACGGCAAGATCGACAAGATTGTGGAACTGCTTTCCGAAACCAACGAAGTCCTGGACGACATGCTGTTCCAGGAAGGCAACCTGCCCACGGGGCACAAGACCACCATCCGCACGGGCCTCCCCGAAGTCGCCTGGCGTCTGCTCAACTACGGCGTCCCGCAGTCCAAGAGCCAGACGCAGCAGATTACGGACACCTGCGGCATGTTGGAAGCCTATGCCGAGGTGGACAAGGCCCTGGCTGACCTGAACAACAACACCTCCGCGTTCCGCCTTTCCGAAGACCAGGCGTTCTTGCAGGCCATGAACAAGGAAATGGCCTCCACCCTGTTCTATGGCGACACCGCCAAGAACCCCGAACGCTTCCTCGGCCTGGCCCCGCGCTTCAACACCCTGGACAAGACCAAGGCGGCCACGGCTGAAAACGTCATCAACGCGGGCGGCTCCGGCGACGACCTGACTTCTATCTGGCTGACGGCCTGGGGTGCGAATACCGTCTTCGGCATCTACCCCAAGGGCAGCAAGGCCGGATTCCAGCATACCGACCTGGGCGAAGTGACCCTGCAAACGACCCTGGCCAACGGCCAGACGGGCCAGTATCAGGGCTACCGCACGCATTACAAGTGGGACATCGGCCTGGTGGTGCGTGATTGGCGGTACATCGTGCGTATCGCCAATATCAAGCTGTCCTCCATCACCGATGACAACCTCATCAAGTACATGATTCAGGCCAGCGAACTGCTGCCCGACGAAAAGCTGGGCCGCCCCGTCTGGTACATGAACCGTTCCACCCGGACGCGCCTGCGCCTCGCCAAGGCCAACAAAAGCAACGTCCAGCTCACCCCGGAAACCGTCGAGGGCAAGAAGGTTCTGACCTTCGACGGCATCCCCGTGAAGCGCTGCGACGGCATCACCTGCACTGAAAGCACCATTTCCTAACCCTTCCCGCCGGGGCCGGGCCATGCGTCCGGCTCCGGCCTACACATAGGAGAAAGACCATGATTCTCGATAAGCAGAACCTCTTTTCCTACGAGCAGGCAGTCACCTCCACGGCCACCAGCACGGACGTGGTTGACCTGGGCGCGGGCGACCACGGCCCTTCGGAACGGGCCTCGCTCGTGGTGACGGCGAAAAACTATTCCGCCGGGCCTTCCGCCGGAATCACCGTTGAATTGCAGACTTCCGACGAACTCACCTCCGGGGCGCTGACCTCGGCTGTCACCGTGGCGAAATACCCCGTCACCTCCGCGGCCCTTGTCGGCGGCGGGCAGATTGTCGCCGCCCGCCTGCCGCACGGCATGAAGCGGTATGCGGGGCTGAACTATTCCTGCCCCTCCGGCTCCGGGGTGACGCCCCCCGCCGGGGGCACGATTACGGGCGGCCTCGTCCTGGACGTGCAGCAGGCGGAAACCATCATCAAGTCGTAACGGCAGGGGCATAACGCCAAGAAGGGGAGGGGGGTAAATCTCGCGCCCCTCTCCCCGCGGAACAGGGAGGAACGCCATGCAGTCAACCGTGCAGCTTTTCAACACCGCGCTTGCCCGGCTGGGAGGCGTGCAGCTTGACGAACGAATCTCACCGCTCGAAACGGATACGCTGGGCGTCCTCTGCACAACCCTGTTCAAGCATGTCCTGGATTCAACCCTTGCCGCGCATCCCTGGTCGTTCGCGCAGCGCCGCGTTGCGCTGGCCGAAATGGCAGACGCCGTGGAGAACACGGAATACCCCCACGCCTACGCCCTGCCGTCTGATTGCATCCGCGTTGTCCGTCTGGACGGGTGCGCAGGCGTCAACCGTTCTCCGGCTTTTGTGATTGAGGGCGAAACGCTGCGCACACGGGAAGACGCGGCAAGCCTGCTTTATGTGCAGCGCGTCAATGACCCGCTTCGCTGGCCGCCCTCGTTCGCGGATGCCCTGGCATGGGCGCTGGCGTCGGAACTGGCGACGGCCAAGGAAAACGACATGCGCAAGCAGCAGTTCTGTGCGCAGAACTACGAAATTTCCCTTTCCACGGCCATAGCGCGGGACTGCGCCGCACAGAACCCCAACGCGCACCTTTCGCCGTGGAAGTCCGCGCGCTTCGGCCTGTATATGCCCACGCCGGAGAGGAGATAGCCGATGCCCGGATCCGTCCTGCAAGGCGACTTCACCGCCGGGGAACTGGCCCCCAGCCTGGCCGCGCGCGTAGACCTTGCCAAATACAACAAGGGCTGCCGCACGCTCACGAATTTTCTTGTGCAGGCCCACGGCGGCGCGGTGAAGCGCCCCGGCTTTGAAATGCTGGATGCCCTGCCGGGCGAGGCCGTGCTGATTCCTTTCGTCTTCAGCCAGGAGCAGGCGTATTGCCTGGTGCTCGGGGAAAAGTGGCTGCGCGTCGCCACGCCGGACGGCTTCATTCTGGACGCGAACGACGACATTTACGAGATAACCAGCCCCTACACCTTGGCGCAGGCGAAGCAGCTTTCCTATGTGCAAAGCGCTGATGTGCTGTTTTTGGCCGTGCATGGCGTCGTGCCGACGAAACTGAAGCGGCTGGGCCATGCAAGCTGGCAGTTCGATTCCATGGTCTTCACCTCCCCCATAGACGCCCCCGCGAACCAGGCGGCGGTCAAGACCAACGGCGACGCCGTGACGCCCTACACCTACTATGTGACGGCGGTAAATGCGGACGGCAAGGAAAGCGGCCTGCCTGCCGGGGTGAACATTGACGGCCCGGCATCGAACAACTGGGTGGCTTCCTGCCGTATTACCGTGTCGTGGAGCGCCGTGACGGGTGCGGTGGAATACCGCGTTTACAAGGCGTCGTATGGCGGACGGCCCGGCTTCGTGGCGGAAACAAGCAATCTGTCTTGGGATGACCGCAACGTGACCCCTTCCACCACGGAGGGCGCGCCCGTCTATGACGACCCGTTCCCGGACGGGGACTATCCCGGCGCGGTATGTCTCTATGAACAGCGCCTTGTCTTCGCTTCCAGCCCCAACCGCCCGCAGACAATCTGGATGTCCAAGAGCGGGGACTATGACAACTTCGCCACCTACAAGCCCGCGGCAGCGGATACGCCCATTGAACTGACCATTGCCAGCCAGGAAGTTTCCCCGGTGAACTGGCTGATGCCGCTGCGCTCCCTCATCCTCGGCATGGGCGGCATGGAATGGGAAATCGGCCCGCGTGGCGACAGCGCCTTTTCCGCGCAGAACGCCAAGGCCACCCCGCAAAGCTATTGGGGCAGCTCACTTCGGCAGGCAATCATCATCGGCAACGTCATCCTGCATGTCAGCGCCAGCGGGCGGCAGGTGCGCAGCCTGCAATATGAGTTTGCCGCGGACAGCTACAACGGCAATGACCTTTCCATCATGGCGGCACACCTTCTGGAAGCGGGCCGCATCGTGAACTGGACGTATGCCAAGGCCCCGGATTCCATTGTGTGGGCTGTGCGTGAAGACGGCGTACTGCTGGGCCTGACGTTTCAGGCCGAACACCAGATTGCCGCATGGCACAAGCACACCACGCAGGGCAGTTTCAAGGCC